GTCTGGAAGCTTGATGAAAACCAGGGGCCGAAGCCATACCAGGCCGACGGCACGGTGATGATCGGCAAGGACGGCAAGTCACCGCTGACCGTCGAGGAGTGGCTCGGCACGCTCGCCCAGACAGCGCCGCACCTGTTTGAGGTTAGTTCTGGATCGGGGACCGACTCGAAGGGCGGGACGTTTCGCTCCGCGGGCCGCCAGATTGTCCTGACACGTGAACAAGCCCGTGACGTGCAGGTCTTTCGGCAAGCCCAGGAGGAGGCAACCAAGCAAGGGGTGGAGCTCATCGTGCAGGGCTAGTCGTGGCGTCGTCCGCGCGGAGGGAGGCTCCCTTCAAACTGGGTAAGTTATCGGACGACAAGTTAACCGAGGATTTTTGTCGGAGGTAGATAACTTCCCATGTCCAACAACACTACACCGTATGATCCAATCTGGTATGCCCAGTTTGGACTTCAGCAGCTAGAGAAGTCTCTCGGCCTGGCCGCTCGGGTCTATCGCGGCGTTGACAAAGCCCCGCAGCAGCCCGGCAGCGTCATCCAGCTGAAGCGCCCGGGAACCTTCACCGCCCAGGCGGCGCCGTCCGCCGCGCAGGACCTCGGGCCGGTCAGCATTAACGTGACCCTCGATCAGTGGTACGAGGTCAAGTTTGCCCTGACCGACAAGGAGCTGAACTACACGCAGGAGCAGATCATTAACGACCACATCCGCCCGGCCGCGGTCGCGCTGGCGGACAAGATCGACCAGGCGCTGGTTGCCCTGCTGAAGCGCTTTCCGTATCACACCAGCGTGACGCTATCCACGGCGGCGGTGACCGACATCACGGCCGCGCGGCGCGTGCTGTTCACCAACCGGGTGCCCCTCGACGACGTCCACATGATGATTGACGGCTACCTCGAGGAAAAGTTCCTCGGTCTCGCCGCCTTTACGCAGTGGCAAGGCGCGGGTGATGTCGGCGTGTCCTCGCAGATGCGCGGCACGCTCGGCACGAAGTTCGGGTTTGAGATCTTCGCGAACCAGAACGTCGGGACCCACACGTCCGGCACCTGCGCGGACACGACCGGCGCCATCGACTTCGGCTCCGGCACGACCGCCGTCTACGCCAAGGGCGCGACGATGATCCACGTAGACGGGATGACATCCGGTGGAACGGCGGCCGCGGGAGACTACATTATCATCTCGGGCGACTCGCAGCCGTACGCCATTACGGCGGCCGTGACGTTTACCGGCGGCGAGGCGGACGTGTACATCGATCCGCCGCTCGCGCAGGCGGTCGACGAGGACACGGTCGTCACGCTGTACCAGCCGGCGGGCAACGGCGCCACCCGCACAGAGAACTTCGCGTTCCACCGTAACGGCCTGTGCCTCGCGATGGCGCCGCTCTCCACCCTCGCGAATCAGCTGGGCGCGCGCGTGGAGACCGTGACCGACCCGATCACCGGCCTGTCACTGCGCTCGCGGATGTACTACGACGGCGACAACAGCAAGGTCATTGTCGCGCTCGACGTGTTGTACGGCGTGAAAGTCATCGACAACAACATGGGCGTGCGCATGATGGCGACCTAACTTCGGTAACGTGGACCTCTTCTACCGCGGGAGAGGTCCACCTCCCTCCGAGGAGGTCTCGTCGTGGTCGAGTACATCAAGGTCAAGAATCCGCGGGGTCCCGGCTTTTGGCGCCTGGCGAAGAGAGATTTTGACCCGGCGAAGTTTGAGCTCTACGTCGAGTCCGACCCAGTTCCCCCGCCCCCGCCTCCGCCCGCCCCCGTTTCACCTGAAGTTCAGCTTGTAAAGTCGTCGGATAACGACATCTCCGCGTACGATTTGCCCCAGCGGGGACGCAAGAGGGGGTAGCGGATGGCCTGCACGATCATAGCGACGGCCGGCGGCGCTTCTTCCAACAGTTACTGCACCATCGCCGAGGCGGACGCGTATCACGAAACCCACGTGAGCGGCGCGACCTGGGCCGCCGCAACCGAGGACCAGAAGTGCCGCGCGCTGCAAACCGCAACCCGCTTGCTGGAAACACACGTCAGTTGGCTCGGCGAGCCAACCACGACGGCCCAGCGGCTCGGTTGGCCGCGCCAGTACATGACTTGGATACCCGGAACTTGTGAGTGTTCAACCAATCCCGGATATGTTGACTCTACCGTCGTGCCGGAGCAGGTTAAGTACGCGGTGAGTGAGTACGCGCGCTTCCTCTTGACCAACGACCCGACCGCTCTATCCGAGACCGAACTCGAGGGCCTCGCCTCGGTGAAGGCGAGTGACATGACCCTGGTGTTCCGCTCGCCCCTCGAGGCGGCGGTAAGTTCGTCTCGGTCCGTGGTCCCCGGTAGCGTGTACGCGTTCATCACCCCGTGGATTTCAGCGACGACGATCGCGAAGACTCTGCAGAGGATTTAAGTGTCATGCCATATCCTAACGAACACGCTTGTCGCCTGCGAGATCCAGATGAGTTTGAGGAGGGGTCATTTCGCCGAATTCAGGTGGGTTCGGGTGATAACGAGCATTCGGCGATCATCGGTCGCCTCAAGGGTAAGACACGCATGACAATCCAGGCTTTGCGGTATAACAAGAAAAACTGGACCAATGAGGCCGCCCGCGCGAGCTGTAAGCGCCACAGCGGTCGATTTGAGGCCGCACGAGATGATTAACCGTGGCCCTCGCTGACGTCATCCGCACCGGTGTTGCCGTCGCCCGTAGCGTGTTGAGCGGCGGTAACTTACTGACCTCGGTGTCGCACGAGCCGTTTGTCTCGCATACTTCCTACGGCGAGTCAACCTTCGGCGCGGCGGTTACGCGCTACGCGCTCGTGTCATCGACAAACGAGCTGGTGAAGGACGCGACGCGCGGCGAGATCGTAGCACGCCTCTCGGTATTGTTCCTCGAGGACGTCGCCGTGGATGTTCGCGACCGGATCTCGTTGGGCGACGGGACGACAACCCCGATCTTGCGGGTTGATCACGGCGTGTTTGACGTCGCGCTCGGTAACTTCTACACCCGGGTCTTGATGGAGTAGCCCCCCGATGTCGATGACTATCAAGTTGTCGGGGGTAAAAAAGTTCACCTACAACCTCCGCGCCCTCGAGCGCGGCACGTGGCCCGCGGTTGTTGATGCGCTTAACGTGGAGGCGGGTCAGATCTTAAAGGAGTCTCAAGAGTTTTTCGTGCCCATTGTTACCGGACGGCTTCGGGACAGCGGTTATGTCACGCCGGCGCGCAAGGGTCACCACGGTAACCTCGCAAAGGTGAATATCGGTTACTCGGCAGTTTACGCGGCAGCGGTTCACGAAAATCCCCGCGCGGGAAAAACTCACGGAATTAGTCCGAAGGGAAAGTATTACAAGACGTGGGCCTCAACAGGCGGATATAAGTTCTTAACCCGTCCGCTTCAACAGGCGTTGCCCGGAATGGGCGGGAGGCTAAGCCGAGGCATTCGCGCGGCCTGGGAACTATTACTTCGTTAAGATTGGAGTACTTGAATGGCAACCGACCGCGACACTCTTGCAATCCTCCAGGAGTCGCTGGAGACGCTCCTCGCGACCCTGCAGCTCGAGATGGACGCGAGAAAGGGTCATGGCGTAGATTCGCAGTCGTACGCGCTGAACAACCTGGCGGCGCAGGTGGCGGTCGTTACCGCCGCGATCGCCGCGCTGACGACGCTGAGTCATTCGCCGTCGATGAGCCCGTCGCCGAGCCGGAGCGTCAGCCCGTCAATCAGTCCGAGCGCGAGTCCGAGCGTTTCGCCGTCACCGAGCGCCTAACGCCAATGTTGAGCATCGTCATCCCCTCGTGGAAGGACCCACTGATCCACCCAACCATCGACTCACTGCTTGACGAGGCGCGGGGCGAGGTCGAGATCATTCCGGTCCTTGACGGTTACGTGCCGGATCGTCCGTTCCGTGACGATCCGCGCATCAAGCCGTTGTACCTTGAGCGTAACCTCGGGATGCGCGGGGCAATCAACGCGGGCGTTAATGTGGCACGGGGCGAGTACCTGATGCGCGTCGACGAACACCAGCAGTTTAGTACCGGCTATGACGTCGTGCTTACCGCGACGTGCAAATCCAACTGGATTGTCACGCCCCGCCGCTACGCACTCGACCCCGTGCGCTGGACGGTCATGGAGGACGTGCCGCCGGTTGACTACATGAAGCTGAAAATCGTTCACTACGGGCGCGGTGAGAAGTTCAGTGGAGTTAACTGGGACCGTCCGGAGCGCGCACACCTCACTGTCGACGCAACCATGGCAATGCAGGGCTCCTGCTGGGTCATGCCGCACGCGTGGTGGGACCGTGTGATCGTGGCGCTCCAGTCCGAGGGCTACGGCACGCACTATCAGGACTCGCACGAGATGGTGTTCAAGACGTGGCAGGCGGGCGGGCACTTGATGGTGAACAAGGCTGCGTGGCATGCGCACAAACACCGCAAGTTCCCTCGCACTCATAGCTACGGTGGCCACCTTGCCGACGCAAGTTTCGCGTATTCCCTGTCGGTGTGGCGCGACTATTACGAGCGCATCGTGAGGCCAGCATGGGGGATCTAACCCTGCTCTACCTCACGCTAAACCTGGTCCCCGCGGGGTGGGTGGCATACCAGACGTCGCTGTTGCCGCGGGTGCCCCTCATAAGCCTGTCGCGCGTGCCGATGGACCTCGGCGTGAACGTGATGCAGGATTCGCCGCCGGGGCTGGAGAACATTCAGCGCCAGATGCTGCGCGGCGCGAAATTGGCGGAGACGGCGTATATTGCCATCGTGGAGGATGACACGCTCTACCCGCCCGACCACTTCCGGTTGCGCCCACCTGCGGATGCCTTCGGGTACAACATGACCCTGTGGGGATTGTTGACCTGGGGCGAACCGACCTACTATTGGCGCAACCGGATGCTAAACTCGACGCTGATCGCCCCCCGCAACCTGCTGATTGAGGCGCTGGAGGAGCGGTTCGCAGCGTACCCGGCGGGCATCCCCGAGTCGTGTATCGGAGAGATCGGCCGGCCGGGCATCGAGCGGCGTCTCGGCGTGACGCCGCGCAAGGCGGAAATGCTGTGGAGCCTTGACCCCGTCGTGCAGTTCGCGCATGAGCACGCGTATGATGCGCTGTCGCGGTCGCACCGGAAGCGTCGCTCTGCGATTCGCGCCTTCGACATTCCCTACTGGGGTCGCGCTGACGCCCTCGTGCGGAGGTTTGCGTGAGTGGCGTCACGATCCTCTACTACACGTCGAATCGGGAGCATCCCGAGTTCGAACGGAGGGTGCGCGAGACGTGGCTGCGGAATCGCGGGGACCTGCCCATCGTGACTGTGTCGCAACGCGCCATTGATGTGCCGGGCGTGCGGGTAGTCGTTGGCGACGTGGGTGCGTCGAACTTCAACATGTTCCGCCAGATCCAGCGCGGACTGGCGGAGGTGACCACGCCCTTCGTGCTGTCAGTAGAAGCAGACTGCCTCTACCCGCCGGACTACTTTACGTTCGTGCCGCCACGTCTAGACGTGTGCTACCGCAACCGCAATGTCTACGTGATGCCGCGCTACCGTAGCTTCTTCTGGCATAAGCCGGAGGGTGCCACGCACGCGCAGATCATCGGCACGGATCACTATCGCGCGCGGCTCGATCGGTTGTTTGAGGGTTGCCTCGAGTGGTCCATCGAGGACCGTAACTTTCCGAAGGAGCGGTACGGCCTGTTGGATGTGTTCAGCGTGGAGGAGACAATATATTACGAGACGGCGTATCCCGTTGTGCAGCTCAAGACCAAGGAGGCCATGCGTCATTACACGCACTCAACGCGGGTGGATACGCGTGAGCTGCCATATTGGGGAACGGGTGTTGATGTGAGGAGCGCGTACCTTGGATCCCTATGATGCCTTGCAGACCGTGACGTCGGGGCGGTTCGAGATCCCCGACTGCAACCGCGACGACCTGCCGGCCACGTGCGTGAAGATGGGCTACCTCGTCGGCGTTGAGATCGGCGTGTGCGACGGCATATACCATGAGAAGTGGTGCAAGGCCGGGCTGCAGATGTACGGTGTCGATCCGTGGTGTGCCTCCGACGACTATCGGGTTAATAACAACCGGCAGGAGGTCCACTATAAGCGAGCCTTAGAGCGGCTTGCGCCGTACGCGCACGTAACGACACTGATTCGCAAGTCGTCCGCCGACACGCTCGCCGACTTCGCGCCTGGCTCCCTCGACTTCGTTTACATCGACGGGTTGCACAACTTCAAGGACATCGCGCACGACATCTGGGAGTGGTCTAAGAAGGTGCGCATCGGTGGATTGGTCAGCGGGCATGACTACGCGGAGTCCTCGAAGCCCCTCGGCGATCCGAATGTCATTCATGTTAAGTTCGTCGTAGATGCATACACGAAGGCGCTGCGCATCAACCCGTGGTTCATCCTGGGTCGTCGCGAGACGCTGCCCGGCGAGAAGCGCGACAAGTTCCGGTCGTGGATGTGGGTAAAGACGCGATGAGAGACCTCTCCGTGCTCATCCCGGCGCGTAACGAGATGTGGACTGCCCGCACCGTCGAGGACGTGTTGGCGCACGCGCGGGCCGATACAGAGGTCATCGTCGTGCTGGACGGCGTACCGGCCGATCCGCCGCTGCCCGTGAACCCGCGCGTGCAGGTCATTCAGCTGGGTGAGTCGATTGGCCAACGGGCGGCGGTGGACCTGGCGGCGCGGCTCTCGAGCGCGCGCTACGTGATGAAGCTGGACGCCCATTGCGCCGTTGACCACGGGTTCGACTCGAAGCTTATCGCGGCGGCGCGCGAGCTGAGCGAGGATGTGGCGCAGATTCCCGCGCAGTACAATCTACACGCCTTCAACTGGGTGTGCGCGTGCGGCGAGACGCTATACCAGGGACCGACGCCCACGACCTGCAAGTGCGGCCAGCCGCACTACACGCGCGACGTGATCTGGCATCGGCGCAAGAATAAGCTCACCACGGCGTGGCGATTCGATACCGAGCCGCGCTTCCAGTACTGGCGTGAGCAGCAGCAAACACAGGTCGGCAGCATCTGTGACGTGATGACGTCCCTCGGCGCGTGCTTCTTTATGTCGAGGGAGCGCTTCTGGCAGCTCGGTGGGCTAGACGAGGTGGCGGGATCGTGGGGCAGCTTCGGCATCGAAGTTGCGTGTAAGTCCTGGCTCAGCGGCGGGCGCCACGTGGTCAACCGCGACACCTGGTTCGCGCACATGTTCCGCACGCAGGGCGGAGACTTCAGCTTCCCGTATCAGATCTCGGCCTCACAGCAGGAGCGCGCTCGCGTGCGAGCCCGCGAGTTGTGGTTCGAGAACACTTGGCCGGGACAGGTGCGGCCGCTATCGTGGTTGATTGAGCACTTTGCGCCGATTCCGGTGTGGCACGAAAAGGAGGGCGCGGAAATGCTCGCTAAGGTTATGGCAGCAGGAGTGGCTTTTCAGGGTTCACGCTAATGGCTGTCCCCAATGGCACGCTCGTGCTCAGCAAGCTGCCGGCTGTCTCGCCTTCGGACCTCGCCCTCAGCACGGGGGCCATCGGCGAGCTGCCGAGCGACACGCCGGACACCTACGCCGCCCGGCGCCGCCAGTACGCGGACGGCCTACACGAGCACCACATCGCGGGGA